TAACAAGTGGCTACAGGTCACCACTACTATCAGAAGCAATAGGTTCAAGTTCCAATTCTCAACATTGCCGCTATGAGGCGGTTGACCTACAATATGTTAGGCGTGGTAAAATGGACAACCTGGCAATCTACAACGCACTTATTGAATTAGACTTAGACTATGACCAATGTATTTTGGAATTTGGCGATGCTACCGAATACATAGACCCTGAGAATCCTGCTTGGATTCATTTAAGTTGGAAGGTAAGTGACAATAGAAAACAAACGCTTATAGCGTATAAAGACATCAATAACAAAACTAAATACAGAGCTAAAATCAAATACAAATCTTTATGAATATCTTAAAAAAACTATTTGGAAATATGTCGCTAGATGTTAATAATCTTGTTGATAATGTTGTTACTACTGACGAAGAACGTAAGACTTTAAAGATTAAATTGAAGCAAGTTTTGTCACAAGCTGAAAGTTCAGCACAAGAACAGGTAACTAGAAGATGGGAAGCCGATAGTAAAGCGGGTTGGCTACCTGCTAACATAAGACCATTAACATTGGTATTTTTAACATTAATATTTGTTATAATATCTATGTTTGACGGGAACATTGGAGGATTTGCGGTTTCACCTGCTTATATTCCAATTTATCAAACTCTACTACTTTGCGTATACTCTGCATATTTTGCAGGTAGGAGTATAGAGAAAATTAAAAATAAATGATTTGACTTTTTATAGACCTAGAATATCACGCACAGAATGGGACTTAATAAAAGAATACAGAGATAATGACAACACCACAGCTAATAACATTCTAGTTATTGGCGATTTACACGAACCTTTTTGTTTAGATGAATACCTAGATTTTTGTGTTGAAAAATACATAGAATTTAGTTGCAATGAAGTTGTCTTTATTGGTGACATTATAGACAATCACTACTCATCATATCACGAAACAAATGCAGATGGAATGGGTGGTGCAGAAGAGTTAGAATTAGCTATTAAAAGAATAGCACGTTGGCGAGATGCTTTTCCTGTAGCTACTGTAATTATTGGAAATCACGACAGAATGGTTATGCGTAAAGCACAAACAAGTGCAATCCCTTCCAAATGGATTAAATCCTACAAAGAAGTTTTAGAAGTTCCTGATTGGAATTTTGTTGAAAGATACGAAAAGAATAATGTGCAATTTATACACGGGGAAGGAGGTCAAGCATTTAATAAGTGTAGAGCTGATCTGATGAATACTGTGCAGGGTCATCTACATACATTGGCGGGGTGTCAACATTTTGTCGGTAGAAAATTTAGAGTATTTGGAATGCAAGTTGGTTGCGGGATTGACCACGAATCTTACGCAATGGCTTATGCTAAATATGGTAAAAAACCCGCTGTTGGGTGCGGTGTCGTTTTGAATAACGGAAAATTACCCATAAATTTACTAATGGAATTATGAGCAAAGAAAATAATTTATATAGAGAAAAACTTCAGCTCGGTGCTTATTATACTTATGACAAAAACCATAAAAAGGTTTATGACATTAAGGGTATAAGAAAATCGTTTAAGAGGTTGATTGAAAAATTGAAATAGATTAATAAGGTGGTATGCCGTAATGTTCTTCGAAGCTATCACATTCTATTTCATACATTTCACGCTGAGTGATGAGCTTAGGTAAACTATCAGCGTCCACTATTTCTTTGCCCTTATATAACTTCATTCTTAGATTAGATATATAATCACCTCTTTCAGCTTTGTTTAAAACATTAGTCCAATTTTTAAAGTTACGCATATTGTCAAACAACACCGTCTTATAACTTCTATCCTTGCCCCTAAAGAACACATAGAATATTTGACCTCCGTGATTTGAGTTATAACTCTTACTTGTTTTAACAAATTCTAATGTCTTCATAATTATTATGGTTTAAATATATTGTCAGGTCCATACATAAAGTATTGGTGTTGTTTTGAGTCTTTCTCAAAATATCCTGTTACCTTAAAAGATGCTTCGTCTTCCATTAGCTTTTCCACAAACTTTTCAAGATCACTTTCTGTTCCTGTAAGTTCAATTTGACCATACTTATATTTCAGGTCTGTTATTTCAAGATTAAGGTTGTAAGGGTTTTCAACGCCACAGTTAATAAATCCTTTCCCTGTTATTATATATCTTTTCTTTTGCTCTATCTTTTCAAATAAAGCTATTGTTCCTGTTTCAGCTAAGAATGACCATTCAGGATTATTCTTATAGTCTAACCAATCTAAACGTCCTTGTTTAGTTGATATATTTATTTCTTTAATTTCTATTGTTCTCATTGTAAAGTAATTTTAGTTTCACCTTCTGTGTCTAATGCTTTTTGATACTCTCTAGTTTTTTCTAATAATACATTAATAGATTCTACATCATAGAACATTCCTTCTCTTTTTGATTCCTGTCTTTGTTTTATTAGTTTAAGTTCTAAAGCATCTAATGCTAATTGTATAATTGATTTATTCATAGTTTTAATTGTTTTGTTTGAACAAATATATAAAATTTTCTTTATACAATGCAACATAAAAAAACAGCTATTTATTAACAATCGAAATGTTAATAACTATTAAATTAATTTGTTTGCATATTAAAAAAGATTAACTATTATTGTCCTATAATTTTAAATAAATAATTATGAATGATAAATTAAAAGAAGCTATTGAATATGCGATGTTCAAACATAAAGTATCTAAGTTAGAGCTTTCTGAGTTAATGAACATTTCTTATCCAACAATGCTTTCAAGATTAAAGAGTCCTGAGCTAATGAAGTTTAGTGAGGCGGACAAGTTGTGTAATATTCTTAATATGGAATTAAGAGTTGAATTTTTAAATTTAAATAAATAAGATGGAAACGAAAAAGGATATTTTAAATAGATTATTTATAGAAAATAATTTAACTGATGAAGATGTGTTTAAACACAAGTTTTATAATATTATCACAAGGTCTGGAATTGATAAAATTATGGCGGCTAATAATATAAAAATTAGTTATAATTTAGAATTTAATTCTATGGACTGTAAGTGTATAATAATTAAAGCAACTGCAACAATGGGTGACAAGTCCATTGAAACCTATGGTGAAGCATCTCCATCAAATAATCAAAATAGCTATCCTGTTGCAATGGCTGAGAAAAGAGCAATGAGTAGAGCGTGTTTAAAATTAGCAGGATTCTATGAGCATCAAGTCTTTGGAGAAGATGAAG